ACAATCGAATATCAAGACTGCCTAAAAGGAGCGATATCATGCTAATGTGCAAGCAAGACTTTTTTGATGTCTTTATAAGCAGGCACTGGGATAGCTTGGTGCTTGCAGAAGAAGATGGCGACATCGACGACTTGCCAGATCAAGCAAAAGAAGATGCCTGCCTGATTTGGCTTACAAAATTTAGCAGTTGGCATACAGACATATACCCTGCATCAATAAGCGACAGCGTGGCTAAGATTGCTACACAGATGTTATTTAAAGACAGGGTAGCAAGCAGAATAGTGTCTAACTTGTTTGTTGCTATGGCAGAGGACGATGAATCTGATGACCGCGACGATTTATGGTGGTCGCACGCAGGGGAAATGCATTTAGATACAATTGTAAATCTTGGTAATTTTGCAGACGCGATGCGCGAACTTATATACGAGTATCTTTATAACGATATGCAGGACGCAATAATTGAGCGTGTTAATTTCATAGTAGAAGAAGCAAAGTGGAGCGATTACGATGAAGAATGAATGGGAAAGGTTGCGCGACAGTTATCCTGCGCTTGAAAACGAATTCGATAAGGAAGAACGAACCGCCTTCGATAGATGGGTGGAAGCAATGGAGTTTGATGGTATTATACAAATAACAGGGGAACAAAATGACAAAGACAAAGAAAGCAATAAAAGAGGCAAATAAAATGGCAGATTTAGAAATTTTAAAAGCGCAAACAAAAGCCAAAATACAAGAAGTCAAAGACTGGCTCAATGTTGAGGTTTACGGATACAAGCGCAAAAAAATAGTAATGATTAGTGCGGTTTTCGCGCTCATTATTATTAGTCAATTTTAAGTAGCAAGCAGACCTCCCTGCTGATTGCCTAGCTTGGCGCACTAGGGCTACAAAACGCGCCACCTATAACATTTCTGCATTATCTGCATCGAAAAATAGCATTCGCAATATACATTCAAATATATAAAATACCGCCTTTAACCAGAGGCACAAAATGAACTACATCCTTACATTCACAATTATGATGCTTGTGATAATTGCCATTGACGACCTAAAAGGGCGACAAAATCAAACAAAACCAAAGCAAATAAAGGGATTGTTTGCACGCAATCAAAATGTTACACTTTTGAAGCATAGAAACTAAGCCAATGGCAAGGTGCAACTATGAACAAACTGCAAATCAGTTTAAGAGTGTCAGAATGCGAGGAAAATGGGTGGTTTGACCTGCTGTCAAAGCTAGACGAAATAACCCAAAGTTTGATCGATAACCCAGGGGCAGGATACCAAATAAAAACTGCCTTAATCTACTGGAAAGACGCGGTAGATTGCAGGGTCAATGGCTTGCCGCCAGAAGAAAATGAACTAATCCTACGCAACCCGGCAATGACCATACAATCAAACTTCGGAACGGAAATATAATGCTTGAGATCGTCTATAAGAAAACAGCAGACCTAATACCTTATGTAAACAACTCCAGAACACACAGCGAAGAACAAGTACAGCAAGTAGCCTCGAGCATTAAAGAGTTTGGATTTACTAATCCTATCTTGATAGATCATGATGACGGTATCATCGCAGGACATGGTAGGCTACAAGCAGCGCAAAAGTTAGGACTTGATGAGATACCTACAATAACGCTGTTTGGGTTGAGCGAAGCACAGAAAAAAGCCTATGTCATAGCAGACAACCAACTGGCATTAAACGCCGGGTGGGACTTGGATACATTAAAAAACGAAGTAGACCGACTAACAGAATTAGACTTTGACATTGACCTATTGGGATTTGATGACGATTTTTTAATTAGCCTGACAACAGACCAGATGGATGAGGGACTAACTGACGAAGATGATGTCCCGGAAGTCCCGGACGACCCGGTAGCCGTAGAGGGTGATATCTGGTTATTGGGCAGCCACAGATTAATGTGCGGAGACAGCACTAGCATAGACGCAGTAGAAAAACTGATGAACGGCACAAAAGCCGATATGATATTCACCGACCCACCATACAATGTGAACTACGAGGGCGGTACCGGGATGAAGATACAAAACGACAATATGGGCGATAGCCAATTCCGGGCTTTTCTTTACGACGCATTCACAACAGCATACACTGTAACTAAAGCAGGCAGACCAATTTATATAGCGCACGCAGACAGCGAGGGGTATAACTTTCGAGGCGCGATGCAGGAAGCAGGCTGGCTATTAAAGCAGTGCATAGTTTGGGTAAAAAACAGCATGGTCATGGGCAGGCAAGACTACCAATGGCAACATGAGCCAATCCTTTATGGTTGGAAAGACGGTGAAGCGCACAAGTGGTATGGCAACTTCGATAAGAAAACGGTTATAGATGACGACATTGATGTTAAGAAGATGGACAAAAAGCAACTCGTCCAATTAATTAATAAGATGCGGAACAAAAACAAAACAACCGTAGTCAGAGAGGATAAGCCACACAAAAACGACATACACCCTACAATGAAACCGGTTGGCTTGGTTCAGCAATTTATAAACAACAGCAGTAGAGAGGAAGATATAATCCTTGATCTATTCGGTGGCGGTGGCTCAACCCTAATAGCAGCGCAAAAGCTAAACCGGACCGCACATCTGATGGAACTTGATCCAAAATACATCGATGTGATTATAAGAAGATGGCAAGACTACACCGGGCTAGAAGCGAAACTAGAAAGCACCGGTGAATCGTACAACGATAAATATCTAGGCGAACGGTCAGTAGAAGAATGAAAAAAGGCAAACAAGGCGACGGTGGTGGCAGACCGCCTGTCGTATTTACCCCGGAACAGATTATAGAATTGCAGGCATTATCTGCAGTCCTTAATAAGACCCAGGTGGCTGACTACTTCGGTATAACCGAGAAAACCCTGCGCGAAGTTGAAGCCCGGCAGCCGGAGGTTTCTACCGCATATAAAAAAGGGAAAGTAAAACAGATCGCAAGCATGGGATCGAACCTAGTCCAACTGGCAAAAGCAGGCAATGTCAGTGCTAACATCTTTTACTTAAAGACCCAGGGTGGATGGAAAGAGCAAGAATCTGAAGCAATAGAAATACCGCCACTAAACATTACAGTACATAATGCAACTGACTAGACCGCAGAGCGACATATTCAACAGTGATGCCCGGTTTAGAACGGTGGTAGCCGGGCGACGATTTGGTAAAACATTTTTATCAACTTTAGAAATACTGCGCGCAGCCATTGACGGAAAAAATCGCAACGTTTGGTATGTTAGCCCTACATACGGTGCAAGCAAAGAAATAGCATGGGATATGCTTATACAGACTATCCCGGAAGAATATATAACTAAGTCAAACGAAACAGCGCTAACGCTCAGACTTATCAATGGCTCAACGATAGCGTTAAAAGGCGCAGAAAAGCCTAACAATCTTCGAGGCAGGGCGCTCGACTTTGTGGTGCTAGATGAGTTTGCAGATATGCGACCAGAGGCATGGTTCGAGGTTATCCGGGCTTCATTATCAGACAGGCAGGGTAGCGCGTTATTTATAGGAACGCCAAAAGGTCGTAATCACTTTTATGATTTGTGGGCAGATGCAGTCCCAGGTAAGCCAAACTGGGAGAGCTTCCAATACACAACAATCGAGGGCGGTAATGTCCCGGAAGAAGAAATAGAGCAAGCCCGGCAAGACTTAGATGAGCGTACATTTAATCAAGAATACTGCGCTCAATTTGTTACTTATAGCGGTTTGATATATTATGCTTTTAGTAGAGAGCTATCCGTAGTAGAAACAGAGGACAACGGTGGCGTTTTACACATAGGTATGGATTTCAACCTTGATCCGATGAGCGCAGTTATATGCTTAAGGCATGGCGCTGATTTGTTCGCAATAGATGAAATCGTTATGTATGGATCAAACACAGATGAGATGGTAGAGGAAATCAGGCAACGATATCCGAACCGTCATGTTATAATCTACCCTGATCCAGCCAGCAGACAGCGCAAAACAAGCGCAGGCGGTCGTACAGATTTGTCGATCTTACAAAACGCAGGGTTTAGCGTTAAGGTTAAGAAACAACACGCATTGGTCAGGGATAGAATCAACGCGGTAAACAGTCGGTTATTATCAAGCGATGGTGATCGTCATTTTTTTGTCAGTCCAAAATGCAGACAGACAATCAAAAGTTTAGAAAGACAAACATATAAAGAGGGAACATCGCAGCCAAACAAAGATGGCTTTGATCACATGAATGACGCAGTCGGTTATTTGATAGAATATTTGTTCCCAATACGAAAAGAGTACGCAGTAGAACAGCCAACTAGGTGGACATAATGAATCAATCATCGATAGATGACACGCACCCACAGTACGACGATTATATAAACCGATGGACATTTTATGCCAGAAGCTACATGGGTGGGCAAGATTATAAAAACGGCAACTTTCTGACCGCTTATGTGTCAGAGGACGAGCAAGAATATGAGCGCAGGCTAGACCTGACTCCAATGGACAATCACTGCAAAAACATTGTCCACATATACTCAAGTTTTTTGTGGCGCGTACCGCCAACCCGGGCATTTAACTCGCTGACAAACGATCAGTCGCTCGCGCCATTCTTAAAAGACGCAGACCTCGAGGGTCGTAGCTTCGACAGCTTTATGAGACAGGCGCAAGTTTGGGCTAGCGTTTATGGTCATGTATGGCTACTAATTGATAAGCCAGAATCAAACGCAAACACCCGGGCTGAAGAACTAGACCAAGAAATCAGACCATATGTGACTTTATTCACACCAGAAAATGTGTTCGACTGGAAGTGGGAAAGAACACCAAGCGGTAGATTTAAACTGACTTATTTAAAGTTGCGTGAATCAGTAGACCGCATCAGCGAAATAGAGCATACAAGCTATTATAAAGTGTGGTACGAAGATCGAATTGAAACATGGGAATCGACGCACGATGCAGAAAAAAAGGTAGCATCAGTACCCAACGCGCTAGGTAAAATCCCTGCTGTGTTTTTGCCAGCAAACCGGTCGCAAATCAGAGCAATTGGTATAAGCGACATTTGTGATGTGGCGTATATGCAACGCGCTATATATCAAGAGTTAAGCGAAGTAGAGCAACTGATAAGAATTAGCAACCACCCAACACTTGTTAAAACATACGAAACCGATGCTAGCGCAGGAGCAGGGGCGGTGATCAACTTGCCAGATGATATGGACGGCAATTTAAAGCCATACCAGATGCAACCATCAGGGCAAAACCTAGATGCAGTACGCAACTCAATATCTGACAAAGTAGAAGCTATAAACAGAATGGCGCACATGGGCGCGGTTCGAGGCACTGAGGCTATGACTCAGTCAGGCGTGGCAATGCAGACTGAATTTCAGATGCTGAATGCGAAACTAGCAGAAAAAGCAGACATACTAGAACTAGCTGAAGAACAGCTATTCGACTTATTCTGCCAATGGCAGCAAGTAACAAACGATGTCGAAATCTTTTATCCTGATGCGTTTGATTTGCGCGACTACGATAAAGAATTAGTATTCTTGCAACAGATGCGTGCAACCGGGGTAAACAGCACAACGCTAAACAAAGAGATAGATAAGAAAATCGCTGACTTAGTCCTAGACGACGAAGTCCTAGTCAAAGCGCACCAAGAAATAGAAACAGGCGCAGAAAGACTGGGCAACTTTGATGAGCCAGTTGTAGATGGCGGTTGATAACGATCATGTGATGTTTACTGAAGCCGTCATAGAAAAGCATCAAGCTAGACTGGCGGTAGCTTTAGCAACACTAGAAAAAAAGGTCGCAGACTACATAGCGACAGCACCGCTGAACGAAGAACAGCTGTTCGACCTCGAGTGGGCTATAAAGTCCCGGGCTGAACTTAGACCGCTAATACAGGAAGAATACCTGAAAGCTGTTGATGAGATGATCCGCGACTTTCGTGTTGTAGAGGCAGACGCATACGAAATGCTAGACAACTACGGAAATGTAGCCCGGCTCGATCCCCAGGTTGTGACTAGACTGCAGGAGTTCAGCTATCAAGGATTCGAAGATGTGGCTACAGAATACCTAGATGTTGTGTCAAAGACGCTATACGAAAGCACGCTGACAGGCGCTAACTTTTCCGCAGCCGTAGAATCAGCTAAAGCAGCAATCGGTGGTCGCATGGCAAGATACGCAAACCAACAGATACACGATACGCTGATGCAGTTTGATGCAACAATTAACGTGGCAGTTGGTAAAGAAGCAGGCGCTACGGCATGGAAATATGTAGGATCGCTTGTCCGGGATAGCCGGGAGCATTGTCGAGAACATCAAAACAAAGTTTATACAATCGAAGAAATCGAGGAAATATGGTCTGGCGACTGGGACGGAAAGCAAGAGGGCGACCCGTTCAAGGTGCGAGGTGGATATAACTGCGGTCATGTTTGGAGACCGGTATTCGAGGATTAGACTATGCCTAGCGGAAAAGGAACATACGGAAGCAAGGTCGGACGACCTAAAAAGAAAAAGCGCAAAACTAAAAAATAATATGTTAAACTTTTAATTCACTAATTACTCTTTAACGAGGTGCGTCACATGAGCGATGAAATCATGGAAACCGTAGAACCAACTGCAACTGAGGCAGAACTAACTCAGGCTAAGACTTTCAGTCAGGAAGAACTAGATAGAATCGTAGCTGATAGAATTGCTAGAGAAAATCGCAAGTTTGATAAAAAGCTCAACGGAATAAACCTAGATGAAGCTAGGGATTTATTAGAGCAGCGCGAACAAGCGGAACTCGAAGCAAAAAAACAGCGCGGTGAATTTGATGCTATCCTGAAGCAGACAGTCGAAAAGAAAGAGAATGAGATAAACAGCTATAAAGCGCGACTGCAAGAAACACTAATCGATGGCGCACTAACTGCGTCTGCAAGTCGAAACAATGCTGTGGACTCAACTCAAGTAACTCAACTATTAAAAAACAGCACCCGGCTAAATGCTGATGGTAATGTCGAAATCGTAGACAGTAACGGAACGCCTAGATACAACGATAAAGGCGAACTGCTGACTGTAGACGAAATGGTGGGTGAATTTTTAACTGCAAATCCACACTTTGTGAAAGCGTCCCCAGGTGGAGCAGGAACATTAGGTAATGCAGGCGGGAGTACATCGCAGCCCGAAAAGTCGATGGATTGGATGGTTGACAACTGGAACGATGGCGGCAAAGAAATGTACGCCAAAATGAAAAGTGGTCAGCGTTAAATATAATTTTTCATTTTAAGGGCAAATATTATGAGCATTACAAACCCAACTGGCACTACACAATTAGATGATATCTTTACTGAAATCATTGCAGAAGCAAGACACACAGCTAGCGAGCAAACACTGCTCCCTAACTTAATTAAAACTTTTAACATCGCTGGTCAACCCGGCAAAGTATTATCAGTACCAAAATATGGCACTGTTACTGCTGCTGAAGTAGATGAAGATGCTGATATGACTGCATCTACGCTAACTACTACAGAGGATAGCATCGAAATTAAAACATATGGCGCAAGCGTTATGCTTTCTGATCTTGCAGTTATGGCAGGACAAGGCAACGTGGCGGCAGACGTTGGTAAGGTGCTAGGTAACGCAGTTGCAGCAAAAGTAGATGATGTTATCGCAACATTGTTTCAGAGCGGTGAATTTACTTCGTCAATCGGTGCAGCAGGAGCAGACAACACTGTAACTGATATCTTTAAAGCAGTTGGTCATTTGCGAGCGCAAAAATACACTGGTCAACTAAGCGCAGTATTGCACCCATTGCAATCATATGCGATTAAAAATGCACTAGCTAACACAGCTAACTCATACGCAAACGATCTTTCTAACGAAGCATTGCGTACCGGTTATGTTGGCAACATTGCTGGTGTTAACATTTTTGAAAGCTCCGCTGTTAAAGTTGATGGTAGCGATGACGCAAGTGGCTTTATCTTTGCTGAAGAAGCACTAGGTATCGCTATGAAGCGCGACTTCCAAGTCGAGTCTCAGCGTGATGCATCTGCTCGCTCAACTGAACTTGTAGCAACCATGTACATGGGCGCTGATGTTCTTGAGCCATTAGCAGGCGTTAAATTAGTAGGCGACGCTCTACTAGGCTAACTTAGAAAACAAGATGCCCCTGCTTCGGTGGGGGCTATCTTTTAGGAGAAAGCATGGCGATAACATATAGAGGCGAACGGTTCGAGGGCTACAATAAGCCAAAAAGAACAACAGGTCATAAAGCCAAAAGTCACGCAGTGCTTGCAAAAGAGGGAGACAAAATAAAACTAATTCGTTTCGGACAGCAAGGCGCAAAAACAAAGCCACCTAGAAAAAACGAATCAGAGGCAGACAAAGCAAAGCGTCGCTCTTTTAAAGCAAGGCACGCTAAAAACATAGCCAAAGGCAAAATGTCTGCGGCTTATTGGTCAGATAGGGTGAAATGGTGATGGCATACTCAACAGATGGCGATCTGCAAGTTATACTCCCGGATATTTTAGAAATGGGAATAGAATCTTTTGCTGACGAACATGCAAGAGCGAAAGCAGACATACTGCGCGAACTAAGAATAAACTGGTGGGTCAGGAAAAACATACAGGGCGACATTGACGAAACCAAGCTGACTGAATCGCAGTTTGAAAAACTATCTGCTTATTTGGTGTTATGGAAATACGCACTACCGCAGCTAACAAACTGGCACGATGAAGATCGATTCCAAAAAATGATCCAGTTTTATAAAGCTAGGTACGGTGAAGAATTAGAAATGGTGCTACGCGACGGCATAGAGTACGATGCAGATGGCGACAGCACAGTTGAACAAGAAGAAAAACAACCGGTCCATCATGGCAGGCTGATTAGATAATGCTGACTTATGAAGTAGGCAAGCGACAAGCCCAGGTAAAGTTTGGTAAAAACAAAAACGACAGAAACAAAATACTGAAGCGTGCGCTTTTGCGTGCGGTTTCACATGGACGCGACATCATAGAAGAACACATGGATACCAGCACAAGCTACAAGGGCGGATCATTCAAACCGTATTCTAAAGAATACAAAGAATACAGAAAAGATAAAGGCAGAGGCACAAAGCCAGACCTACAGTTTACAAAGCATATGCGCGGCGCAATGCAAGTCCGGGCTAATAGCAAGCAAGGTGAAATATACTTTAGCAGAAAAGAAGAAGCGCAAAAAGCTGCAAAAAACAACAAGACGCGTCCGTTCTTTGGATTTAACAAGCGCGAACTGGCTAAGATTGAAAAAGTATTCGAGAGAAACCTTAAATGAGTATTAGAGAAAAGATAGCAGAAAACATCGAAGCCAACCTACGGCAAATAACAAATCCGATCCAGGTTAAATTTGTAACTCGAGAACCCTTTGATTTTGAAAAACTATCAAATGCTCAATTTCCTGCTATACTTGTGCGTACAGCAGATGAAGATCGGAGCGACTCAACTGTAGGCGGCACAATATCAAGCAGGATGTCCACAATCAACTACCAGCTTGTATGTTATGTCAAAGGCGCTAAAATTGATACTTTGAGAAACAAAATTATCGAAGCGGTTGAGGAAAAATTAGACGCAGATAGATTGCAAGATAACAACGCGATCGATACGCAGATAATAAGCATAGAAACAGATGAGGGATCGGTTGAGCCGATCGGCGGCGTAATTATAACAGCGCGTGTCACATACCAATATACACGTGGAACTTTATAGATAATAGAGGTAAGTAAAAATGGCAGTAAAAAGCGGAAACACAGGCGTGATTAAAATGCATACAGCAGATGGCAGTGAAGCAGCTGTTGGACAAACTAGAAACTTCAGCATTGAAAGCACAAGTGATACTTTAGAAACTACAGTGCTTGGAAATGCAGACCGCACATACATAAGTGGGCTGAAAGGTCATACTGTAAGCGTTGAAGCATACTGGGACGAAGCTGATCCAGTGCAAATCTTGCTAGACCCAGGAACAACAATTTTCTTTGAAGTGCATCCTACAGGTACAGGCACAGGCGAAGAATACTATCATGGTCAAGGCGTTGTCGCTAGCAAGTCTATCTCAGCAGCAGCAGACGGAATGGTAGAGGCTAGCTTTTCACTAACCGTAAGCGGCGCTATTACAACAGCAGATAATTCATAAGCAAACAGGGGAAAAACTATGGGACTAGCTAGAGAGTTAAGAAGCCGCCGAAAAGTTGAAACAAAGATGGTAGAAGTTGATGCATGGGGCGATGAAAATGGCGCTTTTCGTTTGTACTGTAGACCGCTGACTTGCTACGACATCAGCATGCTACAGAAAAAGCACAAAGACTTCATGACCAACACCACCATCACCGCTATGGTTGATTTGATTGTAATGAAAGCGCTAGATGAAGATGGCAATAAGCTATTTACATCTGCAGATGATCGCGCAGATTTGATGGGCGAACAAACCGATGTTATAGCAGACATTGCTAACGAAATGTTTAATGACATTGTTCCAGAGGAAAAAGCGCTAAAAAACTAAAAACCGATACCTTTAGATACTGCCTCGTATCTATTGCGTATCGGCTTCAAATCACTATCGCAGAAGCTGAAGCTATGACTATTTCAGAGTTTAACGAATGGATGGCTTTTTTTACTTTACTAAAAGAAAGCGAGGAAAAGAATAAGTGAAGTTTGTACTAAAAGCGATAGACAAGTTATCCCCGGCGCTAGGCGCGATCAATAAGCGATTCGCAAAAGTTGGAGCAGCAGGCGCAAGATTTAAAAAAGTCCTCGGCAACATTACCAGAGCAGGCATCAGTATGGCGCGAAACATACTGGGTGGTCTTGTCAATCTTTCTAAAAAGTTTTTGCTTTTAGGGACGATCGCGGCTACTGCATTTGGCATAATTATACGAAGTAGCATCAGTACAACGGACCGGCTGAATAAAACTGCAGGCAAAATCGGCACAACAACGGAAGAATTGAGTCGATTAAGATACGCAGCAGAACTAACCGGGGTAGCACAAAACAACCTCGATATGGCTTTGCAGCGCTTTACCCGGCGAGCAGCAGAAGCAGCCGCAGGTACAGGCGAAGCTAAAAACGCATTAAAAAGACTTGGCGTAGACGCTCAAGAATTAGTGCGACTGCCATTAAGCGAGCGAATGCTTGTACTTGCTGACGCTTTTGGAAAAGTTACAGATAAACCACAAAAGCTAGCCCTTGCATTTAAGCTATTTGACTCAGAGGGCGCACAGCTAGTAACTACCCTAGACGCAGGGCGCGAAGCTATAGAAGAAATGATGCTCGAGGCAGATTTGCTCGGTGTCACTATGGAACAAAGCCTAGCAGACAAAGTATCAAAAGCAGAAGATGCGATCACAAGACTAAAGGCTTTATTTGGCGGTTTAACAAGACAGGTCGCGGCGCAATTATCACCAGCAATAACAACATTTGTAACAATTATTAAAGACAAGCTACTCGAAAGAATAAGAGAAGCAAACGGAAGCGTACAAGAGTTTGCTAGAAACCTCGGAATCAGTATCTTAAAAGGTGTACGCAGCGCAATTATTGGAATCGCAAATTTTGTGAATTTCATAGGGCGCGGAATTAACACGCTGCAAAATAAACTCAATGCATTAAAAGCGCAAAGCGCGTCTGCAGACTTAGCTCATCTGACAAGAGAAACACAAAAATTTGCAGACATATATGATACGCTGCGAAAAGGCGAAGAATTGTCATTTAAACAAAAATTCTTTGCAAAAATAGCAGGCGTACCTGGCGAACTAGAAGCTGTGTCTGAACACATAGAAGATTTAATGTACAGGGCGCATATTGCAGAAGAAGATATGCTGCAAGGTGAGCCTAAACAATGGCGAGACGTTTTGAACCCAGATGGGCTGACTGCGGTTTTAGATGAAATGGTCTTAGCTCTGGAAGAAGCATCAGTTGGAATGACTGAGGGATTTACCACACCAACAGTAGCAGCAGTTACTGAAATGGGTGCAAAATTTAACGAAGCCGTAATAAACTCATCAAACGCGATGGTGACAACAACACGCAATGCGTTATCAGCAGTCGCAGCTGGCGGACAGCAAATAATACAAACCTTGATGAGTGTTACGGAGCATGGATCAAAAGAACACAAAGCGCTGTTTTTAATATCAAAAGGCATAGCAGTCGCGCAAGCAATTATAAATGCACAAACTGCAGGAGCAGCAACGCTAGCAGGCTATGCAGCAGCGCTACCGATGGTTGCTTTAGGTGGACCGGCGGCAGTAGTAGCATGGCAAGCAAAAGGTATGGCGATGGCAAGTTTAGTAACATCGCTTGGCTATACAAACGCTGCGCTGATTGCAGCAACCGCAGTAAAAAGCTATGACGGTGGTGGTTTTACCGGGACAGGATCAAGATCAGGCGGTGTAGATGGAAAAGGTGGATTCCCGGCTATTTTGCACCCTAACGAAACAGTTATAGACCATACAAAAGGTCAGACAATCGGCGGCGAGCCAACTGTTGTTGTTAACCAGACTTTAAACATATCAACCGGGGTGGAATCAACCGTCCGGGCTGAGATAGCTAACTTGATGCCAAAAATTGCAGAGGCAACATCGTCAGCAGTCGCGCAACAAAGAATGCGTGGCGGAACTTACTCAAGACAATTACTAGGAAGATAAAATGCCGGCAACTTTTCCAACAATTAACGGCAGTACCATTATAGAAAGTATGTCTATGCGGATTAAAACCAGCACAGTGACAACAATGTCGCCTTTTTCCTACCAACAGCAAACCCAAGACTTCGGTGGCAGGCTGTGGGAAGCAGAGGTTACAATTCGCCCATTGACGCATACTGAAGCTCTGCAATTTGATGCATTTATACAAGGCTTGAATGGAACGGTTGGCACATTTTATATGGGCAACCCATTGATGACACAATCTCACTCAACTAGCGTTACAGTTAATGGCGCACATCTAGCAGGAGATACAACAATTAATGTAACAAGCGCTAATCAGGGCGCAGTTGTCCCTGCCGGTCATCACATTGCTATAGGCGATCATTTATATGTAACTTTGTCGCAGATACCAAAAAACCAAAACAATACAATAACTATAACGCCGCCGCTTCGAGAAGATGCTAACGATAACGCAGCTGTTGTGGTTACACTGCCACAAGGAACGTGGCGATTGGCAGACCCAAAAGTTGAATACGAAATATCAACAGCAGGGCATTATAGTTATACATTTGCTTGCACAGAGGCAGTCTGATGGCTAGAACACTAGACTCGCAATTAAAAGCAAATCTGCAAACAGATAATGTCCGTCCATTTTTTGCGGTTAAAGTTAAACTTCCAGACTCAAATAATACTGATGTCTGGAACTATATGTGGACAGGGCTAGGAGATTTAACACTGTTCTCAAACGAAACATACACAGGTCTAGGCGACCTTTTATCAGTTGGTGGGGTTACAGAAAACCAAGACTTAGCAGCAAAAGGATGTGCAATAAACCTAAAAACAACCAGCGAATTTATATTAGTTACCCGGGATAGAGATTATCAAGGCAATGAAATTAAAATATACCTGGGTGCGCTTGACAATACTGGCGCTGTCATTGGCGATCCATTTATGTTTTTTGATGGATTCCTTGATCAAATGAGCTTCACCATGACAGGCAAAGATGTGATGCTACAAGCGACTGCAGAGCATAAATTAATAAGACTGCAAAAATCAAGCAACCGCAGATTTACACACGAAGATCAAATACAAAGATTTCCAAATGATAATGGTTTTAACTTACAAACCGCTATAGCAAATAGGCAGTTAACATGGGGCAAATAAAATGTTTTTTCAAATCGAAAAGGTACGCGATGTAAGCAAGGAAATGCAGCCGCTTCTTGAAATGCACTGGGAGCAGATAGCGCTTAATAAAGATAAAATTAATCTGAATCCTGACTGGGAACAAGCAGAAAAACTGTGCGATGACGGCAGGCTAAAGATATTCACAGCGCGAAAAGACGGCAACCTAGTTGGATATTTTGCAGTCATTGTAGGCACATCACTGCACTACAAAGATCATAAATTCGCGAATTGCGATGTTATATATGTACACCCGGAACACCGGACCGGGATGACCGGGTACAAACTTATAAAGGTCGCAGAAGATTATTTGAAAAAGTCTGGCGTTTCACTTATTAACATAAACACAAAAGTACATACGCCATTTGACAAGCTCATGGTAAAAATGGGTTATAATTTAATTGAGCGTTTATATTCAAAATACATTGGTGATTAAATGGCAGTATCAGCGATTGTCGCAATTGCGACTACAGCAACAGCATCAGTAATAATAGGTTTTGGTGCGGCAGCAGTAGCGATAGGCATTGGCGCAGCAGCGCTGATGAATTATGCGATGGACAGCATGATGGAAGATGTCGCAGTTGATACGATGAGCAACAGAAACACGACATCAAAAGCAACGGTAGCACCGAGGCAAGTGCTATATGGAAAATGCAGAACTGGCGGTGTCATTGTTTATGAAAACACTAGCGCTGATTTTGCTGACACAGAGGGCGAAAATGCCTACCTTCATCAATTCGTAGCATTTTGTCAGGGCGAAGTTGAAAACATAGAAACTGTTTATTTTGACGAAGTGATATGCGCGGAAAGAGACGGTAATGGCACGCTAAGATACAAAAACCAATACAAAAAGAGTCAAGGTACAGACACCGTAGGAAATCATGTTCTGCTAACACTTAAGACTGGAACAGATACGCAAAGCGCAATAACTGGCTCAAGCTCGGCAGCCGTTGACACATCAGGCGTTATACCAAACGAATGGACATCGAGTCATAAGCTCAGTGGCGTTTGCTATCTATATGCACAAATGCATCATGAGCCTGAAGTGTATGAGGGCAAAACTCCAAAAATAAGTGCGGTTATTAAAGGAAAAAAATTATACGATCCAACATACGACGCACTCGAGTCAGACTGGCGAGAGGGACAGCAAAGCGGACATAATAAAAACGATCCATCGACATGGGAATGGTCAGATAATCCTGTATTAATCTTGCTTGATTATATGATGACCGAAGAATACGGTCTGGGCGAAAAGCTAGAAAGTTTTAATGCCGCATCAGCAGTGCAGGCGTACAATTATTGTAACCAGCTAGTTAATTTGCATCCGTCCGGGCAAGAAAAAAGATTTACTTGCAACGGAATCGTAACAGCAGATAACTCGCATAGAAAAAACATAGAAAACATCTTGTCGAGCATGAACGGTCAGCTTTTATATAGCAACGGACAATATCATATTAAAGCGTATCAATTTACATCAGTTGTCTCCCAGGTAGTTGACGAAAGCATATTAATTAATTCATTTGATGTAGTTACAAAAGCGAGCCGACGCGACTTGTACAATGTGGTCAAAGGTAAATTTATATCTGAAGAACACGACTATCAAATGACAGAATATCCGCAACAAAAAAGCGGACTAAAAGACCCTAATTATCCAGTCATTGGCAACGAATATGAGTACGACGATGGCGAGACATTGCCACAAGAATATGACTTATCAATGACAACAAGCAACACTATGGCGCAGCGTTTAGCTTACCTTTTGCTTTTGCGTTCAAGACTGCAAACAGTAGTGAAGTTTGAAACAAATCTAAAAGGTTTGCTATACACAGTTGGCGACAACATCAAAATAACAAACGCAAGCATTGGATACTCAAATAAAATATTTAACATAATAAACTTAACAGTGTCGCCTGATATTAAGTCCGGGATAAAAGTCTCGATAGAGGCGCAAGAAAACAACGCAGGCATTTATAACTGGCAAGCAGATAGTGCAACTGACTTTACTGGTCAAGGATCGGTCACTATTGGAAATTTAGATGTAGAGCCACCAACTAACCTGCGTGTTTATCCTAGAATTTCTAACATCGACGAATCACTGCAAATGGACTGGGATATTAGCTTTAACAAATCAAACGACCCTAGAATCAGTCACTACGAACTTAGCTGGCGACATCTTAACGACGTGGAAACGCAAAGTTTAAATATAGGGCTAGGAAACATTGCTACATTATTTGACTTTGATAACGGTGAGGAATATTTAATACAAGTTAGGGCGATTGCACAGAACGGTGCAAAGTCATCAGCGTTATATGACTTCTACGAATTTACACTTCCAACTAGTTTTATTCCACAATATATAGCTATATCGCAAAGCGACTTAACTCCGCCAAGCGAATCGCAAATGGAAAACCTCCTCGGCAGACCGCCACAATCAGGTGACATATTTAACATAGTTGATCTAGATGACAATGTTCCTGTGGATTCAGCATTGTATATTTTTGAGCCAGAAATGACATTTAATTATACAAATATGACAAACTACTCGCAGCAAAACAACTCAACCAACGCTGTCATAGCATTTGCTGTAACTTACAGGGAGCAAGGTATAACTCCAACGTGGTCGTATCAAAAAACTGACAGTCTTGCTCATACAAATGCATTTCAGAAAAATTATGGTGACTTGACTGATTTTGAGGGCATAACAACAGCGACATCTACAGCGAACGGTTATTCGACCTTTACTGTCACAGTTACGCATACACATGCAGAGAATCAGGCAGTAGCAGAAGAACACACATTTCAACAAGGATATATAAAAGTGTCTGCTACAGTTGGCATATCAACTAATTTTGTCGACGTTTTTGTGATAAATAGCATATCGGTATAAATATATGGGACTAGATTTATTAAAAACAGTTTCCGGGCGTATGGTTATTGATGGAACGCTTGAAGCAAAACATATTAAGGCTGACACAATAACTGCTGATAAATTTGCAGGCGCTGTCGAAGAAGAACACTGGGCATACACAGATGGCATGGATGTCAGCTTTGCATATTCAGGATACACAACAGTGCATACTTTTTACTTCCCGGCTACAGAACTCGGCATTTTTAAAGGTCGCCATGTTACCTACATGGGCGAAGCGTACATGAACACAGCGACTAGCACGCAATACACAGGTACCTTATTTTTAAGGCTTGAAGTTGAAGTACCAAGCGTGCAGACCTCAACATTTATCGGATACGCAACACACATGAGTAGCGGCGGCGGCAGTTATCAGGTTGTAGCTTTTGACGGCAACCTTGCGTCAAATAGAATCGGCAGCGGCGGAAGCATAGGAACGCAGGGCGGTAATTTCCGTACATACAAAAACTTATACTACGATCCGCTTGCAGCTCAAGGATCAGACTTGATAACAAATGGTAACTTTAATAGCGGAATTGCAAACTGGACGCTAGGCGATGGGTCGCATTCATCTGGATATGGTGCTTACAGCTTAAACACAACAAACAGCGATACATTTGATCCTTTTTCATATCAGGCAATAACTACGGAAGTAGGCGAAACATACCAGGTAACAGCAAACATTACTAACGGTACAGCAGATGGAGAGGTTCGCGTAACGAGCGCGGCAAACTTAGAATCAACAAGCGAAATAGCTACAAGCGGAGTCGAAACAGGAACAGCATCTGTAGATTTTCAATTTACAGCAACCGGAACAACAACCTATATTATGCTTGTTGGCAACGGCACAGCAGGTAACCAATATGTAGGATTTGACAACATCGTAGTGAAAAAAAATATACCGAAAACTTATGTGTTACTTAGCACAACAGGCGGTCAGATTGTACCTTCAGATGGAACACCAACACAGTTATGGTATCATCCATATGGTGGAGCATCAGCAGGAACATACGCGGTGGTTGACACACATACTCAATCAACTATTACACGACCGTATAGTAATTATTTTAGATTTAGCACAGAGGCATACGTCGGCTGGTTTAACGCAGACCTTAAAATGCGACTTACCTGTCTGAATCAAATAGCATTTGGTAAAACAGTTACACTAAATGACGTTAAATTTTTTATGCAAAGCAGGATCGTGGAATGATTGTTATAGGTTATCAAAAACTTGTAGATGAAGAAATTTTAGATGTGACCTTTGAGGAACACGAAGATCGCGATAATGCTGAAGATGCGCTAAACAGATTGGTAGCAACAGAATCTGAACTAACAGGGCTAATAAATTATTTTTGGGCTATAAAACACGAAGATAGCTATAAGATTATGGCTATTAAAGACAAGACGATCGAGGAATGACATGGCAGCAGGAACATACGATATAGTGATCGATCAAGGATCAACCTTTA